TAGAAAGAGCAGGAATTGGACATATAACAGCTAAAAATTTTCGGGGCTATAAAGAATGAAATCAACTGATGAAATTATGGAAAAGGTGCAAGAGTTTGCTAGCTCTTGGTCGCTTGTTGGCGGTCGTTTTGATAGTGGCGATATGCTTGAGCAAGCAGAAGAACTTAAGGCTAATCTACGCGAATCAATCGAACGTAATTACAAGTTGCAATATAACGCTAGATGTTCATTGCAAGCCGACTTAAATAACGCCAACGAAAAAATTACAGAGATCGAATCAAAGTGCGAAATTAACAGACTCAATGCGCATAACTTCGAAATAACACTAAACGCCAATCTTCTAGCGTCTAAATGTTTAGAAGTTCACTGTGACAGATTGCAGAGTGAGCTAACAAAGTCTGATGCAGGTTACAGGATGGCTTTAGATCAGTGTGTCGAGAGTGCAAATAAACGGGTTCGATTGCAGAGTGAGTGCGATAGATTGCAAGAAAGCTTGTCTAGTCTGATTGCAATTTGTAAGGAAGAAGGTGTGACTAGCTATATACGCCAATGTATTGATGATTTTGAGGGGCAAGCAAAATGAAAACAAAAACAACTAAGTGGATTTCTGGCAAACAGAAGCCGACAATCAAGGGAGTGTATCAACGAATAGATTCAGCTAACTATAAATACTTTTCTTATTGGAATGGTAAGTATTGGGGTGTATGTTGCTCCTATATTGACACAGCGCCAGTGTACGCAAAGATGAAGTCAATTATGCAAGATATGGATTGGCGCGGACTAATGGAGCAAGCAAAATGAAAACAGTAACTTTCGATGAAACAACTCACGCGATAGTACCGATTAAAATGAGCGTAAAGCAATTAGCGTATGTCGCTGAATGCACTAAGCAGTTCGGATCTCAAGGAGCAGATAGGATTGAGTCTACCTACTATTTTTCGGTTAAGTCAGCACCGCCATACCAATCTGTTGAAGTCAACAATGGGTTGCGGGAAGCGGCAGAGCAAGCCCTCGAAGCGCTGAGGTATCATGTAGCACAGACTCGTCCGATTAACAGAACTGAGGAAGCCATAAACGCATTGATGCAGGCATTGGCAGCACCAAAGGGGGAAGAATTAGCCCTCTTATGCAATTAATGGTAAATAAAATGGCACATGAATTAATCAATCCGAAGTCAATCGTCACGATTCAGCATGCTACTTTACCGCCAGCTAAGTGCATTAAGTATGGCGGCGATTGCGGAGCTGGTGGTTATTGCGTGAAGTGTGTTTTTGAAGTTGAGGATAAAGAATAATGAACGATCAAGACCGAGTTATCAAGCGCCAAGAGCTATATAAAATGATGGGCGTGACGTCCGAGACTTTGCGTACTTGGATCAAGCAAGGTAAGCTACCAAAAGCTGATATTGCTCTCAGCCAGCGCACCGTAGCTTGGAGATTATCTACATTGCAAGCAGCGGGTATTAAGCTTTTGTGAGTCATCAACTTAACCGAAGGAAAAATTATGTCATATATATATCGTGGCAAAGATAAGCCATTTGGCGATTTAGCCGGTAAAACTCTCGTTGAGATTGAGTCTAGTGCCGATGAAATAATTTTTAAGGTCAATGATGGACAAGTGCTTAAGCTATATCACTATAATGATTGCTGCGAGTCCGTCAATGTAGAATCAATCACCGGCGATCTATCGGACTTAATTGGAAATCCTATTTTGCTAGCAGAGGAAGCAACTAGCCGAGAAAACCCAGATGGGGTTGCGCCTGAATATCAAGATTCATTTACATGGACGTTCTATAAGCTAGCAACAATCAAGGGGTATGTTGATATTCGCTGGTATGGAGAATCGAACGGTTACTACAGTGAGTCGGTTGATTTTGTAGAAGTATCACCACCAACTGCCTCTATTTAACTAGCCTAAAAACATAAAGGAAAGATTATGAAGCCGACCAAAGAACAAATCGAGCAATACATAAAAGCGGCTCGCGATGAACTAGGCACAGAGTGCGATGATGAATGGGAAAAAGAAATCCATAAATATCTTCGTGAATGGGTTAAAGATCAGTCTGATAATTTAGGTGCAGGATCAGTCATGTATAGGCCTGTTGCTGGCGACCATCCTAATGGTGCTGCTATGGGAGCAGGAGGTAGCAGTGTCTGCGCAATACCAGGATATTCTCAAGGCTGGGTTAGTGGCGGCAATCCTGGTGGGACAGTTTTTCATCAAGCCAAGGCCGTGAGAACCGAGGACGGTGACATTTCATGGGGAGCAGTCGGAGGAACGGCTACTAGCAATAATGTTGGCGCAAGAGGGGCTACTGGAGGGGGTAACGGAGGAGTAGGTGCTGGAGGGGGTGATGGAAATAATATTTTTGGAGCACAAGGAACTACTGGAAAATCTATTTAATCAGCCAATCAGCATAAGCTTGCAACATGATCCTACGCTGCTTTAAATATTCAGCAGAGTTATAGATACCGCGCACACCACCGTCAATGTGCGCGAGTTGCTTTTCAACGTGGTCTTTGTTGAACTCGTTTTCATTTGCCCATGTTGAGCCAACCTTGCGCCAACCGTGACCAGTCATCAATCCTTTATAGCCAATCCGGTGCATCAGGTACAAGATTGAATTTTCCGACATAGGCCGGTCTTTGCGTCGGTCATTCGGGAAAACGTACAAGCTCCCTACTGAGCGCATTTTCATTTCATTCAGGAGTGCTTGCGCTTGCTTGGATAGCGGAACGATATGTTCTAAACCGCCCTTCATGCGCTTGCCAGGTATTCTCCAGGTGTCACCCTCAATCTCAGCCCAGACCATAGAGCGCAGTTCATCTGTCCTAACCCACGTCAATGCCAAGAATTTACAGGCGATGACAGATTGCAGGTTTTGCTCTAGTGCCAACCGATCTATGAAGCCGTGCGCCTCGCTCACCGGCAGCGCAGCAAAGCCTGATACTTTCTTATGACCAAACGCAGATTTTGAATTAATCAGTGACGCTGGATTACTTTCACAGTGACCGTTTTGCATTGCCCACTCAGCGACTTGACCGAACCACCGCTTTACTTTGCGGACATAGACCGTCTTTCCAGCAGCATCCATCGGCCTGAGCGTTTCCATTAGAATTTCGCGGGTAATGTCTTTGATTGGCTTGGCGCCAAGGAACGGTTCGATGTGCATTTCTAATCCGCGCATAGCATTGTGCTTGTAAGTATTGGATACATCGTTACGCCCCGCCCAATATAAAGCAATGCACTCGCTTACCGTCTTGGCAACTGTAAATGATTTCTTGACAGTTGGATCAATACCATCGATCAGCTTCAAGCGCAATTCGTCCCTACGGATTCTTGCATCTTTCAAGCTAATTAGTGGGTACGGGCCAATCGAAGCAGTCTTTTCTTTACCTTCATGCCGGTATGCTAATCGCCACACTTTTGAACCGGTCGGCAGCACAGCCAGAAACATTCCGTGACCGTCGAAGTATTTTTTAAGCTTGCCGTTATTGTTCGTGGCTTCACGACAATCCTTATCCGTGAGTGTATTGATAGACATCGTTGTCTTCCTGTGGGTACGGAACTTTTGAGTTCTGGATCGTACCACAGCTGTACCTACTCATCAATCTGCGACTGCCTGTTATTCACTTTGAAAAGATTTTACTTGGAAATGAAAAAAGCCCCTAAGTGGTTGATTTCTTAGGGGCTTTCTCGTATTTCTTCGCTTATCTTGCGACTTGCTTTTGTGCAACTGGCGTCCCCAAGGGATTGCACACAATGAGCATTCATGCGGGATTTCAAGGCAATACCCAAAGATGTACCCATAAATATACCCACGTTTTTAATTGATACGCCGACACGAATCCTAATTACAAATCAATTCGCTGTTCGCAAATAGCAAACGCAGCACTAACTATAAATATCTCGATTTGAGATAATGTAAAGGTACGAACACTGGAAGCTCTCCCGCTGTCCAATGTGGCGAACTCATCGAAGCATCAAGCCATTTCACTACTGCGAATTTGAGTTTCTTAGCCATGTCGAAACCAGTTGATAAGCCAGTTAATACAGCAGGCGAGCAGACTTACAGCTATGCCGATCACACCGATAGCAAAGAGGATAAGAAGTAAAAAAGACTGATACAGGTTTTCAACATAATCGTCATAGATGTACGAGAATATTGAAACCGCAGCGAAGATGCTAAAAAATACGATTATGTGGCTCATTTTAGGTATACCTCGCGCTCGATCTTTCTTCGCTTAACGAGTCCAGAAATAGACTTTCCACCCGCTTTTGTCCAAAGTAAAAAGCTATCAGCCGCGCCGACATAATCACAGCGCTTAGTTTTGCGGCAGACACTCGAAGCACCGAAAGCACCCACGCCGATGTTATAAGCAAGCGAAGCACACGCCGCTTGACGTTCTGGAGACTCTAGGAGCAGCTGTGGGCATTTGTTGAGCGTAGCTGCTAGAAAGTATCCAGCACGTGTTTTAAGTTGCGTATTCGCCCATTCAATCGTCCACACGTCACCCTCTTTCACGCCTAGAGTTTCGCCATATCCAATAGTCCACACGCCAACAATATCCTGATACGCAACGAGCCGCCTCCCCTCGAATTTCTTCAAGAGGCTTACCAGCAGATCCAGCGCGTTCATTTTTTCTCGATGGTTCTTCCGACAAACCAAAACGCAAGAATGCCCGACAGAATCGCCCTATCCTCAGCATCATAGACTTGCAAGACAGCAGCCCAGACATTGCCAGTTTGATTGATAGCAACAGCAAACATGGCAATCTTGGCGATCCCGTACATCAATAAAACGTAATAAGTCGTAAGTGGTCGAACAAGGAAATTTAACGCATCAACGACGCTAATTCCCGTCTTTTGCATCTGGCTTTGAAGTGCTATTTTCTGCGCTTCAAGTACCGCCAGGGCATTATCCAGGCTGCCCTGCAATGCCACTGTTTCGCGCTTGCTGGCTTCCCTTGTGGATTCCAATTGAAACTGCTTATCGAGCATTAGCAGTTCATGCTCATTGTCTGTTTTTTTGTTTAAGAAAGTGAGTAATTCAGGGAGCAGGCGCATTAAGCCACCGCCGAACATGGAGAGCAATGAGAGGATCATATAAACTTTCTCGGCCGACTTGTGGCCATAAATTGAAAAAGCCCCCGATTGGAGGCTATACTGTTGATTTGGAGGTGTTATGAGTGACTATGTGTTTTTTATGATCTGTAAGCTTGTGGCGGTATTCTTCATCTTCTTACTTGCTGGACTTATGGGGTTTCTGAAGAAATAGAAAGTAATCCAGTACGCAGTAAAGGATTTTGTATGGTATTACCAAGCAAGCCCGGCTGATCAGAAAAAGACCGCAAACCATTGCCCGAAGCATTCAGCGCTCTAGCAGCCAAAGAATTAAACAGAGAGCTTTTATCAGCCATCATGCCAGCCCATGCAGCAGGGCTATGGGCAAGGCCAGCCAAGCCAATTGTGTTGTTATTCATTTTTTGTAACACTCGCCGTTCTGCCACACTTAATGTTTTAATCAAGTCAGATTCTTTTGAATTTAATGCGCCAACATTAGGCACAGCATCAGCGATTCCCTCCTTTAAGCCTCTAGCCAAGCCCTTTTGCGCCTCAGTATCCGCGCTGCCAAGTTGCCCGTATTTCTTGGCCAATACTTGGTAAGTTCCCTGCTTCATTTGTTGCGCTAACTGAACAGGGATTTGATCATCTGGTAACAATGGATGTGCGCCAAATCTATCCGCTACGCCTTGAATTGCCGTCATATCGGGCAAGGGGTCTACTTGATGCGTAAATTTGCTTTGCAATCCTGAGATTGAATCAAGCACTTTTTGCTTGCTAATTGTCGCTGTAGAGTCGCCAATCTTATCTCCTATTTGATCATTTAAATCACCAATCAAACCTCTCAATTTATCGACCCCTCCCTTGGTTACATTGATTCCATTATCAAGCATCTGTTGCACGGCAATATCAGCATCACCTGATTTTAATGCAGACCTAACAGGCTTCAGGGCGCTTTGCATTCTACTTTTTGCAAACGATGTTAATCCGTCAGAGATTGAATTGCCAATCACACCGGCCACTTTGCCAACAACAGGCAAACCACTACCAATAGCCGCGCCCATACCTACATCCTCAGGATTAACTAAGCCCGTAGATACGCCGCCAGTTAAAGCACCGCCAGCAACTCGAGTGCCTATACCTGCACCTTGCGCGACCATGCCACCAGTTCTAATCGACGAAAGCAAAGGCGCGGCGACCATGCCAGTGCGACCTAAGACGTTAGCCAATGCGCCGCCTATGCCTGCCGTACCCGCTATTTCACCAGTCAATTTGCCGCCTTTATACAGCATGGAATCCGGCTGTGCGCCCATGCTTTGCAGGCCATCATCCATCGACTGCCTACGCTCGCGATTCGACTCTAGCGACAAGCCTTTTCCGTTAAGCGCATCTTTTGCCATATCGTAAGGCGCCAGAATTGTTGCGCCAATCGAACCAGCGCCACGCACTAAGCCAGCGCCAATATTGCCAGCGCCTTGCAAAATGTCGTCTGTTAGTGATGTTTTAGGCTTGGTGGAAAATAATTCAGCCGCCAATTCATCGCCACGGCTTTTTGTTGGAGTGCCAAATAATTCTGCGGACAAATCAGCCATTAGTTGCTCCCTATTGTGTAACCCATGGATTTCATCTTTGCCGTAACTTCTGCTGTCGTTTTTCCGCTTGCTTTAGCTGTATCCGCAATATCTTGAAGTGATGCGACTTTTCCTTTTTGCTGTTCACCATGCCCCATAGTGTTACGGGCATTTTCACTCAGATATTTAGCCTCGAAATCATCTTTCCCTGTGGTCGATTTGTACTGATCTTTCAAGCCGTTTAATTGCCCTTTCATTAACTCCTTGTAAGTAGCGATAACACCTTTTAGCTGTGCTGGGCTACTTGCTGCGCTAATTGATCTTGCCGCTTCTTCACGATCCGCTAAGCCACCACCGCTGCCAACGATTGCCTTAACTACCTCATCGGCAACAACTTTCTTTGCTGCTTCGAAGTTAGTTGGTGCGGCCTGCCCTGTTTGTGTTGCAAAGTAATTACCTATTTTATTTAATGCTTGAGTATCTTTATTGCCCATTGCATCAGCAAGGTTGCCCAATGTATCTAGATGCGACAATGCAACGTTAAAGGATCGCACCGAATTACCTTGCTTGCCGGTGGAGAAATCTTTCTCTGCCTTGCTGCTTGTGCCGTAATCTTTGCCGCTATATGCTGGATTTAATTCTGCCACTTTAGCCATTACTGCCAAGCCTTGAGGTGACATTGCCATTTTTGGCGATAGTGGCGCAAGATTTCCTGATGCAATCATCTTAGCGACATTTTCAATTTGCCCTGCTGGTATTGCGGTTTCCTGATTGTTTAAATCTTGACCGCGCCGAATAGTGTCTTGTGAAGCTACTGAATCAGGCGATTGCGAATTAGTGATCGAGCGAACAGTTTTACCAGTGTAAGCATCATTTCCCGTTGTCACACCGCCATTGTTAGACCAGTTTAGTTTTTCAGCAACGCCGTAAGGCGAGGCTTGCTCCGTTCCATCATCGGCTAGGCGCATATTGACCATGTTGCCTTGTGCATCTTTTCCGACTCGATACTCAGTAGAAAATTTAGGCTTTAGCTTCTCTAATTCAATAGCTTTAGCACGATAAATATCGCCACCCTGCACGCCTTTTGAATCGAAGTAATCTGCTTGATTATAGAGCTTATCAATCTGCTGCTGAATCATGCTTGATTTGCTAGATGGTTGCGCTTGTGATTGAGATTGTGGTTGATCTTGTGGTTGCCCAATACTCATCTGTGGCGTACTTCCTTGCATCAGCGATTCGCCCACGCTTTGAGGTTGCGGCACAAAGCTTTGATTCTGCATGGATGGTGCTTGTGCTGCTTGTGGCTGTGGTGATATACGCTTATTAGCTGCATACTCCATTAATGTTTTACGCTGTAATGCGGAATCTTCCATTGCCAGCTTCTGCGCATCAACACCCATTTGCAAGTGTTGATTCTGCAAATCTTCCATTGCTAATTTACGCTTGAGTAATTCCGCATTAGTACGTGAATCAAGTACACCCTGCGCACCTTGGAAGCCAGAGCCTACACCGTTGGCAAGAATCGCACCCGTGGACATATTCGTACCACGCCCTGAATTTCCGATCATGTTTAATCCAGCAGAGAGCAAGCCCATTGTTGCAGGGTCATCGAAATTGAAACTGTCGAATAGTCCCATTATTTACCCCATCCGTTGTAAGCAGAAAGAAGACCAGCACCAGCAGTTATGCCGCCTATCCAGTTGCCCGCCGTATTTTGGCTTGTTGGTGTTTGCGTGCCTGTGGTAGTTTGGTTTAATCCGGTGAAAGGCGATAGGCCAGAACCTACTTTTAATTGATTATTTAAACCCCGCTGATCGAAGCTGCTCGCTGTCTGATTGGCGGTATTTAATAGGCCAGCTTGCGCATTGATACCCGCTTGCGTGTTGTTGCTGTTGAGTTGATTCGTTTGTCCTTGCATACCCAAATTTGCCGCATTTGCTGCTTGTTGCATGGAAGCGTTTTGACTTGCTACGCCGTACTGCTGGCCGCTTAGATTGTTCATTGCGTTAAGTGCTCTGTTTCTATCTTGATCGTAAGCGCCTGCCTGTGCGGCAATGGCTGAGTCTGTATTGTTCTGCCCATACTGCGACATCGCTCTACCCATCTGCGTACTGAAATCATTCAGGGCGCGACCTTCAGCGACACCTTGCCGCGATCCACCGTACTGACCGGCTGCCACCGCACCTCCACGGATATTACCTAAAACGTTTTCCGTCAGGTTGCGCGTTGCATCTGTCTGCATGTTTTGGAATGCAGTGTTCGACTGATTAATTCCTTTTTGAATCGCGCCGGTGAGGTATGGATTAGCGCCAGCCGGGCCATTAATCATGTCATTGTATGAGCCTTTTAAATCCAGCCCATTTTGGCTTGGTACATTAACACTAGCCGCTTGCATAGTCGGAGATTGCACATCACCCGCCATGAGCTTATTAGCTGCTGTGGACATGTTTTCCATGTCGCCGCCTGAATGCCGGAGAAGATATGAATCAGCGTTTTTACCGGAGGCATTAAGCCCGCCGTTCATTGGCGTATTGCCTGCCTCTTGTAAGTTCTGCAAATAGCCGTTTTTGCCATCTTTCCCATATAATATCTCTTGCATTCGTGGGTCGATAGTTGATGTGGTTGTGCTTGTGCCAGCTGCCATGTTTCCTCCGTTATTGTTGCCGCCTTGATTAATGAGGCCGCGCACCGCATTGCCCGTTTTGGCAACATTTTTTGCTTGATCGAGATAATTTGTTGCACCACCCGCGACATTAAGACCGCCGCCAGAATTAGCAATAGCGCTTGGTGTAATGGCGTTTGCTGATGTAGTTGCTGTTGCTGTACCGCCTGCTTGCACTGCTTCTGGTGTTAATGCAGAGATTGACGAGCCGCCACCAAGAAGCCCCGCGCCACTACCCGCCACGCCTAGCGCACCGCCAGCCGAGCCGATGCCAGCAGCGCCACCCATACCAGCGATTGCCGTATTTGCTATGCCCGTGCCGCCCGCCGCCACTGCTTCAGGGGTTAGTGCAGCGATAGAAGTGCCGCCACTACCCAATAACCCTCCTCCAGCCTCAGCACCAGCAGCAGAACCAGCGCTGCCACCTAATAAAGCTCCCCCTCCCATAACTGCCAACATGGCAGCAGTACCGAGTTTTACTCCTCGATCATTGTGGGCTGCGGCTTCTGCATCCTTACGTTCTACTTCAGCACGATAAGCATCGTTTGCTTTTTGATAGTCTGATCTAGAAACCCCATAGGCTGTTTTAAAGTCAGCTTCATTTAATTGAGAATCTGCACTAGTTTTTTTAAACTGTAATCCAGATTCCCTCTTATCTGCCGCATCCATACTCCCGTATCTTTGTTGAGATAAAGATTGTGCAGCATCTACAGCATATTTAGGAGTAGATGTTTTAGTAGGATCTTTTAATCCATCAATAAAGTCTGAAAGAGTCAATGCTTCTTTACTCTTAGCCCTAATTTGTGCTTGTGTTAGTGCCATTATTTATCCTAGAAAGTGCCATGCCGCGCCGTAGTAGGCGTATATCCCCTGCCCGCTGCCGGGGTTCCATGTCGTGCCGTCTGCGTACCTAATATCGCCCTCCCTAGGCTTAGTCGGTGCTGCATAGCTTTTGTCTAAATGACCTGCCGCTAGTGCATCGATGGCTGATTTAATTTTGAAGAGTTCAGACGAAAAAAAACGAGCCATTTCTTGCGCGTCTGTTGGAGGTTGTCCTGGTACATACTGGACGGTGTTTATACTGGTTAGCTTCACCACTTACCTGCCGTTTCTATGTCTAAATCGTAAGAATCAAGCCGCCATTGATAGCCTGTGCCAGTTAAGAACTTCACCGCGATATACCTGCCAGAGATAAGGCAATCATTCGAGATGGTTGTGCCGATAACGTGATTCATCACTGAGCCGTAAGTCGGTGTGGTATATGGATCATCACTGGCGCCGATTTGTATGCCTACCGTGTATCCTAAACTTCCAGTTATCCTTGGCCGTATTCCCTTGACCAATTTAATCGAATCAGGCGCATCGAAAGATAGCCCTTGGCGCTCCAGATAGGCGTTTGCAATCACTCCGTTAAACGAGCTAGACGCATCGAGCATGTACAGCTTTTGGTCATTGCTTGCCATAATGACGCGTGTGGTAGATGGTACGAAATCGCCGCCATCAAATAGCGATAAGTCGGAATCAAATGGGGCAGAATCAGAATCAAAAGTAGAGTTAAGAGTGTTATCAACCGCACCAAAATTGGCATGGTTTAGGTTAGGCATGTCACGGAAAGAGACTGTTTTATCGTTGTAATTCCACACTACTGCTTTATCGCAGACGATGGAACCTATCGAGGGGTAGCAAATAAAAACTTCGTTAAAGAACGGATTTTTAAACAGAAAGCATTTTGAAACTGAGTTCACATCAATGTTTTGAAATAGCCATCTGCGCGTTTGTTTATCGAGGACACTGTTTGATGTTTGACCGTCATGCACGATCACATCAGAACCAGTTAGCACACAATGGAAACCGTCCACTTCGACAATACAATTACGATTCAAGGCGCCCGATGTACCTAATACCTTTTTGAAGCTAAAGACATACGCTCCACCTGTGAAATCCATTCTCCATATTGATGACTCTTTATAGATCATGAACGAGTCACGCAATTGAAGACCGTCTATGACAGCATCGCCACCCTCTGCCAGATCGAACTCGCCAGCGTCTTTTGTTGCGTCTGTAATGTCCCATGAGATAGGCAAGCCGCCTGGGTCCGCAGGATGGCTCCACTTGATCATGAACGGGTAATTAGTCGTTGTTTTAGTGATGTTTAACGCGACTAAATAATTCTTGTAAGCCCGTATCGACTTGCAATAAGTATTCGCTGTCCAATTGCTTAGATTGACAAACTTATTCGCCGTGTTGAGATCCCAGTACATGGGAACCGTGAGCGCATCGCCAGCGTTAAGGATCGGAATGCCTGACAGAGATGTGCTTGTCCAATTATTGACAATACCAGTACGCGCCGTTAAGTGCGTAATGTCCGTATATACTGTTGATCCGCCTGTATTCGTTACGCAAAACGTCTTTGCCGATGTCGTGTAAATCCAGTACCGAGCGCCCGAAATAGTGACAGGAATGATGTGTTGCGGCACTAAAGACGGCGAGTTATAGACTTCGTTATGCCCGAAGAACTGATATGCAAAGCCATCGAGAAAACGAATATTCTTTGCATCCGTCCAAGCATTCGGAGGTAGTTCGTGGTTCGATAAGTCTTTATTGACACCAACCGCGCCGACTTGAGGTATTTTAACGATCGGCATGAGAACCCTTGCGCCAAGCCTTCATTGGCTCAGAGTGGTAGAACTGGAAGCCTATCCAGAGAATAGAGGCTAAAGCGGCGATTGGAGGGAGCCACCCGGCTAAACTTGCAATAGTTGCTCCGATAGATAAAGCGTCGATAAAATGTTTAAAGTGATCCATTAATTACCTCTCAGACTTGGCGGCAATTGCGTGCGTAACTTTTCTTTTTCCATCGCACGAACGCAGTGTCCCATAGACCAGCTTTGCCAGTAGAAAAGCACATCAATAAGCACTTTCCAGAATTTATATGGGTAGCGATGACCCAAGCGACCGCATCGGCTAGAGAGAGATTCGTCAGCCCATGTTTCGGTCGAAAATGGATTGATCAGCACGTTACAGAGTTGATCAAATGCGATGAATAATTGAACCCATCCGTGAAGTAATAAAGCGAGGAAGTTTCTCATAGTGCCTCCGCTGCGATAAATAGATTATCAATCTGCGTTTCTGTCATGCCGAGCAATGCCGCCATCATTGGCACTAGCCCATTATTTCGCTGTACTTCGCTGGAATATTCCCAAGTGATCTTAGATTCAGGACTGCCAGCATCTATAGCAGCCTGCACCGCTGAGAGTAAGCCAGCAGCGTTAAGAGCCAGCCGTGCTTGCCGCATGGTGACAGCTTGAGGGACTATAATTACAGGAACAACTACTGGTGGAACCCACTTACCAACAGAGTGAGGTTCGCCGATAACATTAAACGGATAGATAGTTCCATCAGCTTCATAAGCATCATCAAGAGTATTGACTTCTGTGAAACCACCAAAGGTTCCTGCTGGTGAGATTATTGATTTCATGCTGCCATCTCCACTCGTTGCAATCTATACCCTGATGTTGCCACATTGAGTTGACTTGTTAAAATAAAACTCGTTGCAGTATTCAGTAAAGTATTTGTATTTCCGATTTGATTGTTCATTACTGGCATTTGCTTAGTCATATTGACCCCCACGCTTAGATATTGTTTACTATTAACACCACTACAAAGAATAGAACTACTGGAAGCTGTACTAAGATGAGTGCTATTTTTCAATAAGAAGTCACGCGAAGGTTGAGGGGTGGCTATAGTTCCATCTGCGATTTGCCCATAGACAGAGGCAGTGGAATTTAATGTGGGCGTACCACCAGACACATTAAGCGCAAATGAGATAACCCCATTTTCACCAGAGCCAGAACATCCAACTAAAAATACAGCTTCTACAGAGGATGTTCTAACCGATGCTATACCAGTGACGGCTGCCGCGACTGTGTTTGACAATGCAGCAGATATTGCAGCCGTTCCAGATGTGTCTGTGGCGATATAGGCATTGAAGGTAGTTCCAGCAATTAGTCCCATCACGTACTTACCACTACTAATTTCTAAAACATCTGTGGCTGTAGCAGTTGCCACATCTGTAGACTTAGTTATTGCTTCAACTGTACCAGTTAGTTTTGCCACGAATAACGCAGTACCGCCTGCGCTTAACGCTGTAACTGCAATATTCCCTGTCAGCCCCATAAAGCAACGCCTAATGATGTTACTACCACCACTACTTACCACTACACCATTTGCAGCCGTACCAAGAGTCAATGTAGTAGTAGAAGATAGCGTAACAGGCATTGCAGTAATTGCGGTGGTGGTAAAGCTAATAGTGCGGATAATGCTACCGACTACAAAAGCAGTAACACTAACACCACCTGTTTTTAACAATACAGAAGTTCCAACTGTCGGCACAGTTCCAGAGACTGATATTGCAACTAACCGACTATCGCCGCTATCAAGATAGGGAAATACAAATGAGCTAACTACTGCTAATGGGTTGCCAAAGCCAGTAAGCAGCGTAACTGCTGTACTCACTATGGAGTTCACTGTTATTCCAGTGCCTGAAATTGTCAGTGTTACCGTCTTAATAGAAGTTTGCGCAATATCCGCGCTCTGTACTAACACTTGATTAGTAGCGGATAATATAGCTTGGTAGGCATTTACTGCGGTGGATGAAAACGCACTTGCGTTAACAGTAACGGGCGCGCCCCATAAACCTGTACTGGAATCATGCACTACAGCATAAATTGGGCTGCCCCCAAATAAGATACAAGTTCTAGTTGAATCCAAAGCCACCACTACAGGGTTAAATAACACAACGCTTGTATCTGTAGTTAATTTTTCGCCAGTTACTCCAAACTTAGATGCGCCTACAGTATTCCAAATACCCGTAGCAGTTGCGTTATCAGCTAGACCTACACTGCCCCCAGTTTTGGATGATATCCAGCCTAAAACAGTGCCAGCACTATTTTTAACCCCATAATCGTAATCGCCAGCATTGTAGATAGCGAACTGACTCATTCCTTTAGTAAGGGTCGTTGCATCTGGCAGAGTTGCATAAAGACCCGGAGTTGCAGGAGTTACTACCATGCTTGCAGGGCTTGAAACGGTAAGTGTTACACTGCCTGTTAGAGTTGTGCCTCCAGAACCTACTACCGCAGCGTCTTGCGTCCACTGAACGGCTGTTCCGTCAGCATTAACAGTCAGTTTCCAAGTCGTATTTTTACCTGTAATTGATGGCAAAGTACCAGGAGGCATTAAACCAAAAGCAACATCGACATACGCAGTCGTAGCAAGCAATAAATTATTTGAACCTGCCGAAGCTGTAACGCCATAAGTCGTCGCTGGAAATGTATGTGAACCAGTCCAAGTCTGTCCAGCGATTAAGCCGCGATCTGTGACAGTGTTTAACTCTGTGTGCGTCTTTGTGACCGCACCCGTTACACTTGGGAATGTCGCCTTAATGCACGACTTCATCAAGCGCAAATGATCGTCTGCTGTACTTTTTGCGTCAGAGCCTACGGGATTCGCAGATACCAGATCGCTAATGTATGTTCCTATTTCAAGTGCCATTTATACCCTCACATCGTGACGAACACGCATAGTCGAACCGGAATACCAGTCGATAGAATTAACAGAGTCGATTGCTTCTTTGTATGAAGCGTTGGAGCTTGCAAATAGCTCATTGTTTAAGGTGTATCGCGCTACTTCAACCAAGCAGGCAGTCAGATACACTTGCGGGAAATTCGTAATTAACCAGTTTGTCGGATTGCTTGCAATCGGTGGGACTGAGGCCGTATAGATGCACTGGATCGAATAAACAGAATCAGGTATTTGGCCTAGATAAAGCAAGTTGCCGATAATTGTAAATGATTGCGGTTGCCCTGTAGTAGTGCCGTAGCTTGCATTAAATTGGTCAGGCGTGAGGTAATCAAGTACCGTTGTCTGATTCGATGTGACGAGTGTTAAAGATCGCACAGTGAGCATATCTGTGGGCGCAGTGATATACGCCACGTTTGCCACTGTTGAGAGCGTAACTACTGAATCTTGAGCGCGCGCGTCAATATCGCTATTGATCCGCTTTTCAGCCAAGACAATGAAATCAGGAATGATTGCGGTTAAGTCTGAGCGATGCGACCATGCAGCGATAGATGCTTGTAAATCGGTATAGTTAGCGAGTGCCATTAGACACGCCCCTCCCAGATTCTGAAGTCTCTTAAAGCAGGATCGTTGACGACCGCTTTAATATGCTCTTGCGATTCGGTGAACTCTCGAAAAGTAATGCCTGTTCGTTGCATGTAATTCTCAACAATGATCATTGGAATCTCTGCACAGTGGCGCATGTCAGCACCTTTTCCGGCTCCAATGCGGTTCATCTCTTTCGTATAGTTAAGAATCGGCTCTACGTCTTGGCTGCGTTGGATCTGAAATTCATGGTCTGCCCCCTCCACGAATTTGGTATTGAGACTCATTAAACTGCCTCAATAGGATCAATGCTGACTTTTCCGGCAGATGTACCTTGGATGTAAGCAATGGTTGTTACACCGTTCGGTATGGCAAGAATTGCCGAGTCGGCAGGCTGCACCATAAAATCGTTCGTGGTTGCCACTACACCGGCCGCGCCGATTCTGACATAGCTTTCAGTCGTTGCCGCTACCCGAATGAATCGAGGAACTGCGCCTGATGCTGTCGGCAATGTGACGTTTGCTGATACTGCGCCAGTTGTTACCGTTGCACCTGCGCTTAGTGCTGCGACAATGAAATTAGAATTATTTGTGTTTGACACGTTTTGCTCCTGCGCTTCACAGCGTTAAGAAAAAGGAGGAGCCGAAGCCCCTCCAATAAGTTGTTACATATATGCTAAAGTATATCCCTTACCATCGCCGAGGCTTTCTCTTGCTTAGCTTCGAGCGTGTACTCCGTGATGATGACCTTACCAACACCGTCGAAAGTGTTAGGCAAATCTTGCATACTCGGTGCTGTCATTTCAGCCAATGCCCAGTAATCCATATCCAAGAGGAACACCGAGCGCGCACGTTGGAAGCGGTTAGGAACGATCTTCAACACGCCAAAATCGCCTGAATACACAGAGATACTTGCATTCAATGTCTCGTTCGCATCTTTGAAACGTGTGCTGTTACCTGTGAAGGTAGAGAACGTTTGCTTAGCTGCTGGCGATACCATACACAGAGTAGGATTACCGCCTTGTGTGTAAGCAGATTGCAATGCTGTTTTGAGTAATGTCTCTGTGAATGCGCGTTGAGTACCGTCTGTTGGAGCAGTACCAGGATCAGTCAAATACGCACCTGTTACATAACCTGTATGTGCATCAATGTTCGTCAAAATCCATCCTTCAAGACCACGTGCTTGGCGTGCTGTGGTTGTGTTACCTGCGTTCGATGTGGTGTTCTGGGTTAAGCCAGTTTCCATATCACGCTTTAATTCCTTACTCATATTCGCCATTTGATAAGCGAGCATGTTTTTCATGCCGTAAGGGCTTGAAGCTTGTTGTGTACGAGACACCGCAACGACCTTAGACGCGATTTGAGTACGGTTAAACAGACGAACAGGCGTTGGACGTGTACCAGCTGCGAATACGTCCGATTCAAGCTGTGCATTGTTGGCTGCTGCTGTCAAATCGTCAGTAATAAATTCGTGCTTGGTAGAGCTTGCCTTGGTCTTTTTCAGAGCAGACAAGAACGGTGTATCCATTGGTGCAATGTTGGCGATAACGTCGGAAACGTCTTCAGCATTGACCAGCGAGTTGTAGGTAAACGTCGCTTGTGAGTTAGCAAATAAAGCCATGATAATTCCTTAAAAAAATGATTCAAAAAGTTTTGTTGCATCAGAGATAGAGCCGCTCTTTTTGAGGGCTTGGAAATCTGCTGTGCGACCATCCGGTGCGCGTACTGCTACGCCGGGCTTTTGCATACGTGGCGGTAGAGCTTCAACCTTCTTTGTTGTCTCTTTTGCCTTGGCGACCATCTGTCGATAGAGCATTGCTTCGCGTGCCAAGATGACTAACTTGTGGTCAGTAATTTGCTTGACTTGATCGGCTGTGTAGCCCCGTTCGATGAGGTCTTTTGAGATTGCTGTCTGCTCGGCTTCCGCTTTGGCAGGGTCAGACCATGATTTAAGGTTGGCAAGTAATTGCTCCTTCTCATTGGCTAGAACCTGCTGCATGTGCTGGCTTTGTGCGTACTCGTTTTGTTGTTGTGTGCGTTGCTGTTCCTGCATTGCATTCTGGTAGGCCGCTTGTCTCTGATTAAAGAGGTGCTGCTGTTTTAGGTACTCGACAGGATCGTTTTCAAGCAAATTTTCCCAATCAGGTTGATTTCCTAATTGTTGACCTAGTGCCTGGGTTAGTTGTTGAAGTTGCGCCTGGTACTGCTCGCGCTCGTTTTGAATTTGATTTGCTTGTGCTTCGAACTGTGAGCGTTGCGCCGACAGTTCCATTGTTTTTTTGGTGTAGTCTTGTTGCCGCGAATAGCCGTTTTTTAGCTCGTCCTCCGACACGTCCACATCTTTACCGTCCACCTTGACGGTGTATTTCTTTGCTTCGGGTTCCTCAGTTTCTTTTTCTTCTTCGGGTTCAAGCTCTAGTTCTAGCTCGTCATCGGAAGCGGTCGCCTCTTTTGCTGGTTTGGCTTCTGGATCTATCCCAACGCTGCGATCTAAAGCAGCTTCAAACATTGCTACTGGGTCAGATTCCGTTGCCGAATTGTCTGATTCACTCATCTTTAATACTCCGTCATTGAATCGGATTTCCACCGATTCCCAGCGCTTCGCAGCGTTAGGATTTGCCCATAAAAAAAGCCCCCTAAGGAGCTTGTCTATAACGTATGGACTTCGTTTAGATTTCTATAATCTCACCGCTGGATAATCGAATGGATGGCTTGCCAAATCCAATAGGAGCTTCGCTCATCTTTCCGCTGTAGTCTGCTGGGCAATCACCATCAAACATCACACGCGTAATTCTCTTTTGCATGTTGTCCGATTCCCATTTATAAATCCTCTTATCGAACTCAGCCCACGTTAGTAGATTTCCTTCGCCCATTGTTTCGCCCTCTCTACTATCGTGCGTTCCTGCGCTAACTGTAGACTCGCCATCTTGCCCGTTGTCGCTATCTCGTTTAAATGGTCGCCCACGCTTTTTAATAACTTTTGCATCAGCCATATTCTTTCTCTGCCTTCACTGTCACGCACCGGACTATTTGCCCACTCGCTGGTAAGTCGGTCGTTTAATGTATCGAATGCCTCCACAATTAATTCGTCAGCCATTAATTCGGCTGCGCGCTGACCGCGAGTTGCTTCGAACATTAATTTGTATTCTTGGTCGCTGTTCATAGTAAGAGCATTAGTATGTCATCCTCATCATCCATTTCCGCTTGTATGCTTGCGCGTAGCTTGGCTTCAATGGCCTTATAATTAATGTTAGGCTTAGTGCTTGGCGTTGCTACTTTAATTCCGTCCAGCTTGACATCAATAACCTTCTCGCGCTTGGCCTTCGCTTGCTTGAGTAAGGTAGCAACATCATCGAGAGAATCGACTTCAATGATTCTGTCTTCTGTCTGTACTTGAAACTTCTTGCGCTTGTTGGTCCCTGCGCCGTTGCTTGCACCAGACCAATACAGCGTAGCATCTTGCCCAACTAATAAATAACTACCGGAGCCACAATCCAGCACATATGCGACAGGTGCGCCGCCATTGACATACAAAAGTGTGGCGGCACTACCGGCGAGGCTATATTCTCCAGCGTCACACGTCAGCGAGTAAGACCGCTGCAATGTCGCCGCTTGCCCAGCAATCGAGTAAGCACCCGTATCACATACCAGCGAATAGCCCCGAGTGAAAGTAGCGTCTACTCCTGATAAGGCATACGCACCAGCAGAAGCGGTAAGTGATCTAGCATAAGTGAGTGTTGCAGGCTGTCCAGCAAGAGCATACGCCCCAACGTCGCACGTTAAAACATAATTAACGAGGCCAGCACCAGGCACATAAGTAAGCGCAGCAGGATTACCGGCAATAGAATAAGAACCGGTATCACAAGTGAGCGTGCGGCTATAGTTAAGCGTTGCCGCTTGGCCTGCGAGTATGTATGTACCAGTCGCACAAGAAAGCGAATACGCAACAAATCCACCGCTTGCATTAGCAATCAGATCATCGTCAAACCAACCTGCATTGACATTTGTAGTGTCAAACCAAGCATCATTGACTAATAGCGGATCAAATTGCCCTTCGGATGACATAGCAGTCCATTACAGTGATGCTGCAAATATAAATAATTCGTCGATTTGATCTGCTGTCGTACAGTCAATGACGTTTGCAATCATAATGAGCGATTCGCGGTTGCGCTGATATTCTTGTGAATCGTCCCACTCACTTTGCATTAATGCTCTTTGTATAGGGTCACTGATTGCATCAATAGCAGGCTGCACTAATGACATCTTGCCTCTCAATATAAGTGCTTGTCTGCCTTGCCGTTTCGTTACTGTTTGCGGAACGATTGGAG